CAGGCGCGTGGTTGCGCCGGGTGCGCTTCGTTGGAGTGCTTTGCATAGTGTCCACTTGTCTTCTTGGTGGACACTATCCTCACGGTTTAGGCTTGGGCTCTCAAGATGCCTTCACCGGACGCATACCCCTATTGAAGAGGCCAGAACAGTGCGCAGCGCCTTGATTGCGGCGCAGTTGGCCATGCTGACCTTTGAGGAAGCAGCCAACAGCTACATGGCGGCTCACAAGTCAGCCTGGAAGAACGAGAAGCACACGAAGCAGTGGGAGAGCACCTTGCAAACCTACGTCTACCCAAGGATCGGTAAGGTGCTCGTGCGTGACGTAGGCCTGCCCCAAGTGCTTTCAGTGCTTGAGCCGATCTGGACAACCAAGACCGAGACCGCTTCTCGTGTTCGTGGACGTATCGAGTCAGTGCTGGACTGGGCAACTGCTCGGGGCTACCGTGACGGGCTCAACCCTGCAAGGTGGCGCGGCCACCTGGACAAACTCTTGCCCAAACCATCGAAGGTGGCGAAGGTGGAGCATCACGATGCCCTGCCAGTAGGGGCTCTTGGCGTCTTCATGGTCGAACTACGCCAGCATGAGGGAATGGGTGCGAGGGCGCTGGACTTTGCGATCTTGACCGCCGCACGCTCTGGCGAGGTTCGCGGCGCAACCTGGGCTGAGATTGATCTTGACGGTGCAATCTGGACTATCCCGGCCGAGCGGATGAAAGCCGGACGTGAGCACCGCGTCCCCCTCTCAAAAGCGGCCGTCGATCTGCTCAGAGGCCTTCCCCGTCACGCAAACACAGAACTGATTTTTGTGGGTGCCCGAGGCGGCCCACTGTCCGACATGACGCTTTCAGCCGTGATCCGCCGCATGGGGGCACCATGCGTTCCCCACGGGTTTCGCTCTACGTTCCGCGACTGGGCCGCCGAGCGCACAAGCTACCCGAGCGAGATGGCAGAAATGGCTTTGGCCCACACGATCAGCAACAAGGTGGAAGCCGCCTATCGCCGAGGTGATTTGTTTGAGAAGCGCCGCCGAATGATGGAAGACTGGGCCCGCTTTTGCGCCACTGTCGAAACAACAGGAACCGTGCTCCCTATCAGAAGTAAACCCGCCGCCTGACGGCCTCAGGCAAAGCGGGGCCCAAAGGTGCGCCAACACCGCTGGACCCCTAACCGTAACTCACCTACAAGGAGGTGAAATGGCTACCGAGAATCTAACCGCATTCGACCAGAGCCCCTGCAGCGTCGAGCAAGTACAGCTTCAAGGAGCGCACCCAGAGCGTTGCTTTGTGCGCCTGACGACAGATGCGCTTGCCCCTCGCTACCTAGCAGGAGACATCGCTGAGGTCGATGTACACAGCGCACCTCTCACGCATGGACGGCTCGCTCTATTTCGGGAGCGTTCGCTGGGCAGCCTATCTCTGCGTCGATTTGACATGGAGGCGTTACGAGGCGGCCTCGAAGCGCTGGGGCCGGTTACGGCTGTGCACGCGGCTTCTATCTGAACCAATGACGACCCAGGGCAGAGCTCTCACCTTCTGCCCTGAGTCTGACCATCACCGATCGAAGGAGGATCGAATGAAGGCTACCGATCATGTTACACGCGCCTGCCCGGAGGGGCAGCCGCCACAACCGCCCGTTGACGCAGTTCGGGTTCTACTGTCCCAAACGGCATACGGACTACTGTGCAAAGACAATGTCTTCCCCACCCTACGGTTTGACAAGCGAGTCAAAAGCCGTGGAGCTCAAGGCGAGCACTGGATTACTCAGCAGCAAGCTCTCGACCTTTTGAGGTACGCAAAGGTGTCATTGGCTCATCAATTCGGAGGCGTGAAGAATAGCCTCCATGGGCTAATCCGATCCCTTGAGTTGGAGATTGATGAGGCGCGGTTCAGACGCAAATGGCTAGAGGATGAAAGCCCTAGAGCGCTACGGCATGAGGGGCGTCTTATCGAGTACATCGCTACGCCGCGCCAACTCAAACACCTCGGTGCACCAGAAGACCTTCAATTGCCAGGAAGGCCGAACGGGCCCAGCAAGCGATCGACCTTCATTGGCGTGGGAGGAAAGCGGTTCACAGTTCTACGAGGCGATCACATCTGGCCTGGTACGTACCTCACCCGGGAGCTAGATCAACCCCGAGAAGGGGACGCTGCCAGTGATTCGCAGTTGATCAAACTCCTCAAAGCACCGCAGACAGCCAACGCTTTTCGCAGACAGAAGGTAGAAGCGCTATCCATGGCGGCGCGTGTCTTCGCCGTGGTAGTCGACACCAAATCGCCTGGATACGACTTCGCGCCTGAAACGCTAGAAAAGTACGTCCAAGAGGTTGAATTGTCAGCGCGTCGACTGGCCGCGATTCTGATGGCTGGCTCAGTCATTGGCACAGGCCCCGGAAAACTGATCGCTGAGCGCCAGGCCGAGCTTGCGAAGCAGGACAGGCACCTGCAGGGCTTCTTAAAGATGGTGCGCGCATCCACCAAGGGGGCTGTATGAATGCCCGAAAACAAGGCGGAGCCTCAAACCTCCGATATCGCCCCATCTATGGTGGACTCTTCGGGCAAGACGGACGCTACGTCATGGCCACCATGCCATGTATCGAGCGCGGCCTGCATGCCGTTCGGCACATGGTTCTGGAGCCGCGCACAGGTGGCGTGCTCTCCGTGTCGACCAACAAGAATCAGGCCCTGAGCGATGCTCGGCGCCTGCTTCGCACTGCTACATCCCTGGCTGCCAGCCAAGCAGCAAACGCGCCATCGATGGAGCAGGCTGGACTGTGGGCCGAGCAGGACTTGCCATCTGTCCGGGAGGCAGGCGCCAAACCGAAGCAAGTACCTCGACGACGGCGGGATGTCTACGAGAAAAGCGACGGTCGGAGCTTTTACTGCGGCACCACGCTCAGGCTGGATGGCAAGTGGCACATCGAGCATCAGATGCCACGCGCACTCATGGGCCAAGATGAGCTCTTGAATCTCGTCGCATCATGCCCTGCCTGTAACTTGGCCAAGGGTGACCGCACTGCGCTGGAGTTTGTTGCCTCGGAGAGGCTGAAGCATCCATGACCGCGTCAGACAAGCCTGCCAAACCCAAGAAGCGCGGCCGTCCATCCAGCCACTCGAACAGAACGATTCGAGAGGCTGACAGGACGATTGCGCGGACCCTGTATCGCATGCGCTCGTGGGGCTACTCCATGCGCAGCGAAGGAAGCACCCCCGGGGCGGCAGAGCTAGTTGGAATGCTTGCGCAGAAACTGCTGAGGCGCTGCGACAGTGATGGCCTGCCCCTGGGGCCCGACAGAATCGAGCAGATACTCGAAGAGTGGTTATCGAGCGAGGACGGGTGGCAGGCAGAGCCAGGCGGTTGGCTTGATTCCGCCGGAAAGAAAGTTCGTGCTTTTCCTTGGACCTATGTCAAGGTAAGAACTCGCGATTCGCGCCAAGGCTGTGGCCTGGTTGATCGTAGGCCCAAGTACATCCCAGGCCGGCAGCAGAGCACACCGCCTGAAGCAGCAGAGTTGATCACCGTACTGCTACAGCACTCCGGCGTGTGGCCCTACCCGTTGCACAGACTATGGGGGGATGACGCACTGAAAGGCGCTCCGCAGGCTCGTTGGGAGAAAGCGCCCAGACCCGCCAAGGATGGGGATCAACTAGCCGACCCCGTCGAGTACAAAACACCTGACAACACGCCAGACGATAAAGCCGGGTAGAAAAATTGGCGTCCTAGCCTTTGCTGGCAACCATAGCTGCATGAAAACGCATTGAGGTGCAAGACATGCAAGCAAATAACCCAGCAATCCGTTCGTTCCCACCCGCCTTTCCGCCCGGCGCACTTGTTCGCGTTGAACAGATTGTCGGCAACCGCAAGAAAGGCACACCTGGGCTCATTCCTGTCTCCGCCGCCACCTGGTGGAGGTGGGTTCGAGACGGGAGGGTTCCGGCTGGAACCAAGCTGAGCCCGCGCGTCACGGTTTGGCCAATTGAACAAGTGTTGGCGGTGCGATGAGCACAGCAGGATTCAATCCTGTCGATGTGGCTGACTCTGTGCACGAAAAGCAGGAAGCCTCTTTTGTGGCCCGTGCTGCCCTGGCCGGCTTCACGCTAGAGAACCAGTCCGATGGGACGTGGCTTGCGGGCCGCTGGGGGCACTTTCGCCCTCTCGCTGACGCAGCGGCTGTTGAGCGCTTTTTACGCGCTGTGGGGGCGCCTGAGTGAGTTGGCAGGCAGTCACAGCAGCGATGCAGCAGAAAGCCCCCTCGAGCGCGGCTAAGCACGTTCTGACGGCATTGGCCTGCGTCGCTCATCACGAAAGCGGACTGGCTTGGCCATCCGTGCCGTATCTCAGCGAGATCACTCAGCAAGACCGGAAGACCGTGCTCAAGAGCCTATGCAGCCTGGAAGCGACCGGCCTCATCACTGCACACGGCAAGGCGGGCAAGACAGGCCAGATCACGGTTTGGAGGTTGGAGTTTCTGTCGTCTGCACCCTTGGCCCAGTTGGATCAAGCGCCCCAGAACAGTCCCAAAAACGGGACCCTTCCGACCGATCAAACAGTACCAAATTTCCCGTCTAACAGTACCAAATTTCCCGCGAAACAGTACCAAAAACGGGACACGGAAGAGAAGAAGAAAGAAGAAGGAACCAAAGAGAGTGCACGCGCTGACTGCGTTGCCAACTCTACTCGCGGCTCCAGGCTACCTGAGGATTGGCACCCGACACCGGCAGACATCGAGTTCTGCCGCCAGCGTCGCCCCGACCTGAATCCGGCTGAGGTGGCCGAGAACTTCCGTGATCACTGGATTGCCCAACCGGGGGCAAAGGGCCGCAAGACGAACTGGGCCGCTACCTGGCGCAACTGGGTCAAGCGAGAGCGCCAACGTGCCGGGTCGGCACCTGCACACAGCGTCGGCAGTTCATGGTGGGAGTCTGCAGCATGAGCGATGAGCGTCAACCGTTGCCCAGAGGTGCTGAGCAGATCGAACGAGCACGTCAGCAGGGCCTGAGGCCGGCTGGAGCCATTGTCGTCTCGTATGTCGGATGGACGCCATGGGCTACTCACCACGTGTTCTGCGAAAGCGGCAAGCGATACCGCTGGGGATGGTCTGAAGAGCTGGAGTTGGTTGTCGTTGTAGCCCCAGGCATAGACGCCATGGATGCCATTCGTGGCTGCTTCTGGCCCACCAATCCCCGTCACCTCACAACCATCATCGACATCGAACAACAGATGGTCTCTTACATCTTGGATCTGCTGCCCTCGCCCAAGCTTTGGCACTTGCGCGATGTGTCGGCGTACTTCCCGAAAGAGCAGCATGCAATTCATTCCTGACACGATCAACCTGAGTGCCTACACAAAGGCGCCCGAGTTCGCTCCGAAAGTCAAGCCCGCGTCGACCTTCATGGAAGAGGTCCGCGCAGCACTGGATCCATTGGTCGCAAAACAAGACCCGAATCCGACGATGCTGTCAAAGAAGGCCAGGCAACTTCGATTCCGACCACGCGAGGTCACCTGTTGGTCTGGTTACAACGGCCACCGCAAGTCGATGCTCACCAGCCAGGTCGCACTGGATCTTGCTGCACAAAAGCAGCGTGTATTGATCGTCTCTCTTGAAATGGCCCCGGTGGCAACCATGACGCGCATGACTCGCCAAGCTCTAGCCGAGGCGTTCCCCTCCAGGGAAATGATTCAACGCTTTCACGCATGGACCGACAACCGCCTCTGGCTGTTCGATCACGTTGGACGCCTCACCGTCGAAAACACGCTGGCGCTGTGCCGGTACTTCGCTCAAGAACTCGGGGGGCAGCATGTCTTCTTGGACTCCATGATGAAGATCTGCGCTTCAGAAGAGAAGCTCGACGAGCAAAAGGAGTTCGTCACGGGCATCTGCGAGGTGGCCGACGAAACAGGTCTGCACGTCCACGTGATCACGCACTGCCGGAAGCCACCAACGGGCGATGAGTCAAAGCGCCCAACCAAGTACGACATCAAGGGCTCCGGATCGATCAGCGATCAGGCACACAACGTGGTCATGGTCTGGAGCAACAAAGCCAAGCAAGAGCGGCTTGAGCGCAACCCGAATGACTTTGATGTGCTGGCTGAACCGGATGCCGTGATGTCCTGCGAAAAACAGCGTAACGGGTCATGGGAGGGAATGGTCAAGTTCTGGATGCATGACGCATCCCTGCGCTTTTGTGATGACCGCCAGTCCCCGGTCAATGCCTACAACGTTCTCTGAGGTCTGTCATGAAACGCCCCACCCCACTCTTTACCTCTACCCTCACCCAAGCGCTAGGTCCACGCCTGACTGAAGGTGCCATCGTCACACAAGCTCACATCGTCGAACTCACTGACGACGATCTGAAAGATCCTCGCTTGGCCGACGACCCAACTGCGACTGCGCTCAACGTCATCATTCGCGGCTCATCTGCACATCTGGTACTGGAGTGGCCTGATGGGGTCCTCGCCCGGGCCTTCCTGCCTGTGGGGGATCAACTGCTCATGGGCATGCGCGCATCCATGCTTGAGGCGTATGCGAGAGGCCGCGCCACGCTGGAGGCAATTCACCTTCAGCACCTGACCCCAACTGGCTCGGCCTGAGGTACACAACATGCCACGTATTCCCATCGGTAACTTTGGCCAGTCTGTGGCCACGCCCCAGCGTGGGCAGCGGGTCTTCGGCGAAGGCGCCCGCGCTGTCGTTGCGGACACGGCAGTGGCCATGGCAAAGGGCATCGAGCAGGTGGCCATTCAACGCCTGGCCGCCGACACCGAAGAACGACTGAAAGAGCTACAAGAGCAGGAAAGCAACGACGCCATGGAGGCGGCTCTGCAGTTGGAGACGCAGGCCAAATCGAAGCTGCAGGAGTTCCGCCGACGGATTGAAGCCGGCGAACTGGACCCAGAGAAGGCAACGCAGGAGTGGCAGAGCCACAGCAATGAACTGATCGAAGGAACAGTGGGCAAGCTGGGGCAGTCAAAGCCTGCAGCAGCGGCGAACCGGCGGTCAAGGCAACTCATCGAGGGACTGGGGCTCCAACTCAACACGTCAATCTACGAGGCCAAGCGCTCGCAGCTTGCCGCGCAAGCGGCTTCCAGTCTGGACGAGTTCGGCAAACAAGCCGCGATGCCAAACGAAGACATCGAGGAGGTTTTCGCCAAGGCAGACGCTGTTTTCCCCGTACTCGCTCAACGTGCAGGTATGAAACCTGAGAAGGCCACGAAGTCCCTCCAGGATTGGAAGGATCGCACGCGCTTCGACCGCGCCCGCCTGGATCTGGAGGGCGTTCGCCAAGACCAGGCCGGCGTGGATTCATTCCTGGCCAGACTCCAAGACGGCGGCGATCTGGCGGCACGACTGGACCCGGATCGCCGCGTGGCGCTGATGCGTGACGCACAAGGGGCGAAGTGGCAACTTCAGCAGGCGCAGCAGCATGACGCGAACAAGCGGGAGCGGACGGCCGAACGGGCGCTGGCTGCCACGACCAAGCAGATCGAGGCAGGCCTGCCCTTGAGTGCCAAAGGCTGGGACGATCTGCGATCTGCAGTTGCCGGTACATCCCTGGCACCTGAGTTCAATGCCCTGGTGGAGCAGGAACGAGAGGTTCAACAGGTTCTGCGGCTTCCCATAGCAGGGCAACAAGAGTATCTCCAGAAGCGAGAAATGTCGCTCATGACTGAGGGCGGAACACTCACGCAGCGGGCCAATCTCGACAGGCTGAAAGCCACAGTGGAGCGCAACCGCAAGGAACTGGAGGAAGCCCCTCTTCTGGCTGCGCAGCGGCTGACCGGCCGCGCCGTCGCGCCGATTGACCTGGCCGACTTGCTCCAGCCCGGCGGTACGCACCGCGCTGCACAGCAGTTCGCAGACCGGACGGCGACTCTTCGAGCGTTGTCGGGACAGTTCGGTGCCAAGGTGGGTCGTAGCCCCCTCCTTCCCCAAGAGCGCGACGCGCTGATGGGACTGCTGAACAACGCTTCGCCAACAGAGGCGACCCAGCTTTTCGGCGCGATGCGCTCGGCTATCGATGATGAGGACACCTACCGGGCAGCCATGCAGCAGATCGCCCCCGACTCACCGGTGCGCGCGCGAGCCGGGATCCTGGCCGCTGCCGGCAAGCAGTTGGTGGTCGAAAGCTCCATGTTTGGATCTGACGCCAAGGAGTCCAGCGCCAAGGTTGCGCGAACGATGCTGCAGGGTGAGGCGATCATCAACCGCTCGAAGAGCCAAAAGGCGGAAGACGGTAAGGCTTTCAGCCTCTTCGCGCCCTCACGCAGCGCCTTCGCAGCCTCCTTTGCCGCTGAGGTGGGCGACTTGTACCGGGGGCGCCCCGGCGCCCAGGAGGGGGACTTACAGGCTGCTTATGCCTGGTACGTGGGCCGCGCGGCCGAGGTTGGGCGCCTGGCCACCAAACCTGACGACGTCGACGCCAAGCTGGCTCGCCAAGCCGTAGCGGTCACGCTCGGTTCAGTTGTGAACTTCAACGGGCAGGGCGAGGTTCTCGCGCCCATGGGCATGTCAGGCGACGAGTTCAAGGCAAAGGTACGCGAGCGCTTTTCGCAGGAAGTCAAAGCGCGCGGCCTTCCACCCTCTGTCCTTTCCATGTACGACCACTATGGCTTGACCGGTTACCGCAGAGACGGCCAGTACGTTCTGACGCTCGGCGGGCTGCCGGTAGTCGACCCTCAGCGCGGAACTCCGGTAGTCATCGACCTTGAGCCGCCGACTGTGAGCGGCAGCCGTTACCGCAGCAATGCAGATCTCATTCCGAAAGGCCAGTAATGAGCTTCCTCTTGGACGATCAAGGCGCAGACGAAATTGACGATCGAGCCGCCAGCGAAGGCATCCCGCTCGGCTCTGGCATCGAGCCCGGTTTCTTTTCCGGGACCACCACAGCACCGGTGCGTGGCCTTGCTCGCGGCTTGATTGCCAAGCCCGCCTTGCTGTTGGGGGACGCGATGACACCCCCGCTCAGAGCACCTGCGCAGGCAATTGACCGGCAACTAGGGACTGACCTCGACAACTGGCTGAGCGAACAGCAGACCAAGAACCGCGAGGCGTTACGCGCGCTCAAGCCCGACCCATTGACGACGGGTATGGCCGGCCAGATCGTGAGCGGGTTGTTCGACCTGGGCTCGTCTGCGGTGATGTTCACGCCTGAGGGTGCCGCCGTGCTGGAAGGGTATGCACGACGTCAGGAACTCATGGACGAGGGAATCGACACAGAAACCGCGACGGCGGCAGGCGCAGTGGCTATGGTCAGCACGGCCGTGGGCATTCGCCTGCCACTCACCATCGGCATGCAGTCAGTGGGGCGGCCTGCGGCCGAGGTGGCAAAGAATGTGGGGTTTGGTGCGGTCAGCAGTTCAGCCACAGGCGTCGCGGAGCGCGGTTTCAGCAGCGATCTGCTGCGGCGCAACGGGTACGAGGAGCAAGCTTCGCTGCTTCGCCCGTACGACGAACAGGCCATCCTTGCCGAGGCGACCCTTGGCGGCCTGCTGTCTGGGGCGGCCACAGCCATCCAGGCTCGCTCCACCGTCAGAGGACAAGAAACAATCGATGCGGCGCTGGCAATGCGAACTGCGCGTCATCGCACACTAGACACAGCGCCCGGCATTCCCGCCACGCCACGTGCCACCGCAGCGCATGAATCCGCCCTGTCACGTGCGCTGGAGCAGACTCTGGCAAACGAGCGAGTGCACGTTGGTGATGCGCTGGCAGACGCGGAGTTCGTCGGTCCGCCCCGGCAGGTAGACCAAGAAGAACAGTTACGCGCGCACGTGGCAGACCTCCTTCCGGTGCCCACATTCTCGCCAGCCAAGAACGCTCCGCGCGGCATCAGGAACAACAACCCCGGCAACATCGAGGCTGGCCAAGACAACTGGGAAGGTCAAGCAGGCTCAGATGGCCGCTTTGCACGCTTCGACTCGCCCGAGGCCGGTATTCGGGCGCTGGCTCGAACCTTGATCACCTACCAGGAACGCCACGGCTTGGCCTCTGTGGCGCAGATCATTCAACGGTGGGCCCCACCGCGCGAGAACAACACGCAGGCGTACATCGATGCTGTGGCCAAGGAACTCGGCGTGGAAGCATCCGCACGACTGGAGATGCGCGATCCCGAGACGCTGCAGCGGCTCGCAGCCGCGATCATCAGGCACGAGAACGGCTCGCAGCCCTACCCGGGTGATCTGGTCAGGGCGGGAGTCGATCTGGCCCTCGGCCGCCGGCAACCGCAAATGCGTGACCGGATGGCCGAACGCGTCCAGTCACTGCCGCCCGTGGAACGCGAAGCACCGATTGAGTACACCTCGTCCCCGACCACCAGAACCGCTCTCGCCGACGGTGCTCCGGCCAGGTCAGAGGCTGACACGCGCGAAACTGTAGACCTAGATGACGCCTCCCCCGCAATGGAGCCCATCGTCATCGACACGAAACCGCTGTCCTTTGACTTCCCAAAGGTCAGCCAGTTGGAGCCAGTGGCAGCGGGCTCTGGCGTCATTCAGCCGAAAGAGATAGCACCCGGACGCCCGCTTTACGCCACCGCGCCCGTGGAGGAAGTCGTTCGTCTTCTGGTCGAAGAGCAGGCCCCCTTGGCGCGCCGACTCATCGCCTCAGAGGAAGCCCCGACACAGTCGGCCGCCAAGGGCCTCACGGTAGAACTGCGCGAGGGCAGCGCATCCGGCCAAGGTAGGAAAGGCGCCGCCGGGCAGTACGAAACCGATCTGATCGCCCCACGCGCGATCAGGGCGATCACCCTCCCGGCAAAACTGGCCAAGCGCGGTGTACCGGAGCCGTTGCAAAGGGCCCTTGCGTCCTTTGCTCGGGAGCCTATGCCGGACGGTTCCATCCGGTTCGTCAGGCAGGAGTCGCGCCAGGACGCCGAGAAGACCCAAACCATCGAGCCGGCGCGCCAGGCACAACAGAGCGGCCTACCTTCGCCCGGGCCGTCAAAACCAGACAACGCGCGCACGTCCACACCGGCCATTCCGGCGGCGGCAGATGGCACACCTTTGCGTACGGCGGTCGAGATCGCTCGACTCAATCCAGACATGAAAGTCGCTCTCGAAGACGGAACCGAGGCTACAGCGGCACAAGTCATCGAGCGGATCGAAACGGAGCGGCAGCAGGCACTGCAGGACGCAGAAGCGTTCACCGCAGCCGTTCATTGCTTCCTGAGGACAGCAGCATGAAACAACCTTGCATTGATGCGGTGAACCAGGCCGCAGGACGCACCCTGTCGAGAACTGAGATCGAGGCCATCGAAAGCGGCATCGCGCGCGAGTTGCGACGGATGGCGCGCGACCCAGATTCACTTCGAATGTCCCGAGAGGACCGATTGATCGAGGCCGCTCGCAGGGCACAAGAGGCGTTCCTGAACGAGAAGGACCTCAAGGCCAGGCGAGAGGCGCTGTCCATCGTCAAGCACGCCCAGATCGAGAATGTATTGCAGTCGTTCGGCGACGACCAAATCAGCGGCCTGAGGCGCCTGCTCGCCTTCCATGCTGATGCCAAGGGAGGCAGCGTCACATCCGTGGAGTCGTGGACGCAGGCCATCGAAGCGGAGTCGTTTTCCAGGATTCTCGGCACATTGGAAGCCACCAACCCCAAGTTCTTTGGGCTCTTTGAGAGCAACGAAGGCGTCAAAGCATTGGTGCGAGAGTTGTTCGGCGAGGACTCAGGGGTGCCCGAGGCCAAAGCTGGTGCGAGGGAGTTCAAAGTTCTGGCCGACGACCTGCTGGAGCGCTTCAATAGAGCAGGCGGAAAGATCGGCAAGCTTGAGGACTGGGCCATGCCCTCCCACCACTCACAAATGCTCGTTGCAACCGCCGGCCGCGACGCCTGGGTGAGCAAGACGCTGCCGCTCCTCAAGCGCGAGCGGTACCAGAACGATGACGGCTCGCTGATGACCGACACGCAGATGATGGAGATGCTGGACGGCGTTTGGGAAACCATCTCCAGCGGCGGCCTCAACAAGATCAACCCTGGCCAGCGCATCGGGCGAGGAATGGAAGCAAACGCGCACAGCGAGTCCCGGGTGCTGCATTTTCAGGGCGCCGATGCGTACATGGCCTACCTTGAGGACTTCGGGGAGGCATCGCTCTATGAGGTGATCACCGGGCACATTCGGGGCATGGCGCAGAGCATCGCACTGGTGGAGGTGCTGGGCCCGAACCCGGATCACACGTTCCGGCTGTTCCGTGACGAGGCAGAACGGGCCGCAGTCATGGCAGATCCGACCCGAATGGGCAAGACCGCCAAGGAGATGGTCGCCGTCGAGAACCTGTTCAACGCCGTCAGCGGAAAGACGCTGCCCGTCGCAGACGAGCGCTTGGCACGGGGCTTCGATTCGCTGCGCAAGTGGCTGGTGGCCTCACGACTGGGCTCGGTGCCGATCTCGTCCCTCCCGGACGAGGCAACCATGCGCCTGACCGCACACGTGAACAACCTCGATCAGATGCTGATGTTCCGGGCACAACTGGCGACGCTGAACCCAGCCAACCAAGCCGAGAAGCGATTGGCACAGCGCGCCGGCCTGGGGCTGCAAACCGTGATCTCCTCGCTGAACCGGTTTGGTGACGAAAGCATGCGCAACACCGTGGCCAGCAAGCTCGCCACATTCCAGATGCGGGTGTCCGGCAACAACGCGATTACAGAGGCTCGCCGCCGCGCGTTCGGCACGACGATGATGTCAAGCATCGGCAGCCTCACGCGAGAGGTTGAAACACCTGGACAGCTCGACCCCATGGACTGGCGAATCTTGCGGGCCAAGGGCATCACTGAGGCCGACTGGGCAGTCTGGCGTCTGGCCGAGTTGGAGGACTGGGGCATGCCGGCCGCTGACACCATGCTCACGCCCGAGGCGATCAGGCGAATCCCCGACGAGGCGCTGGCGTCGCTGACTTCAGAGGGCATGACACCGGAACAACTGCGTGCGCAGGCTGCTACCCGACTGCTCGCTGTTGTGCTGGAGGAAACCAGCATGGCCATCATCGAGCCAGGTGCACGGGAGCGGGCGGCACTGTACGCGAACCTGCAGCGAGGGACTTGGAAAGGAGAACTCACGCGATCCGTGTTCCTCTTCAAGACGACGCCCATCGCCATGGTGCTGCGCCATTGGGAACGTGGCATGTCGGGCCCGGATGCCCGTAGCCGCGCCGGCTACTTGGCAGCCATGATGGTCACCACCACGGTGCTCGGCATGGCTGCCTTGCAGGTCGACGAGTTGCTGCGTGGACGCGACCCGGTGAACATGAATCCGTTCGAAGGCGAGGCAGGCGCACGAAACTGGGTTCGCGCTTTGCTCAAGGGTGGCTCACTTGGCATCTACGGCGACTTCCTGATGAGCGAGCAGACCCAACATGGCCAGAGTCCTACAGCGGCGCTGCTGGGCCCGGTGGTGGGGGTAGGCGAGGAGCTGCTGGGGCTGACGCAAGGGAATCTGGTCCAGATGCTTCAGGGGAAGGACACCCATGCCGGCGCCGAGGTGCTGAAGTTCGTGCGCGGGATGACGCCGCTGGCGAACAACTGGTACACGAAGGCCGCCACCGATCACCTGATCTTCAACCAACTGCAGGAGATGGTTTCACCTGGCTACCTCAACCGGGTGCGCCTACGCGCCCAGCGCGAGTTCGGTCAGTCGTACTACTGGGAACCACAAGACGCGCTGCCCAGCCGCGCCCCAGACCTAGCTGCTGCCTTCGGAGAGTGACATGCAACAGACCAGAATTCAGGCCCTCAAGAGTCAACGTGACGAACTCGCGCAGAAGCTTTCGCAGATGCGAGAAGCACCAGTCGACCAACAGCCGAAGAAAAAGAGCGCACTCGCCCAATGGTTGGTGCAGATGCAGGAGATCGAGGCTCTGATCTCGCAGATCGACGAGGTGATCGGGAGGTGCACGCCAGCCGCCCCCGTGGCAGCAGATATCCAGCCATTTCAGCTAGGCGCCAGAGAGGACAGCACCACCGTAGCCGTGATCCCCAAGGGACAACGCGCGGAGCTCCGTGTCTGCGTCAAGCCATGGGAGGGGCGCACGGTAGTGGATGTACGCCTTTGGGCAGCGTTGCGTGGCGAAACAGAGAAGCGGCCAAGTCGCAAAGGCGTGGCATTCGATGCCTCGAAACTGGATGCCGTCATCGAGGCTTTGAGACAGGCAAAGCAGTTCGTTTGACGGTGCAGTAAGCAGTCCGGCCTCGCGCGCGCGTTTTCCATGTAGGAGTTGCCCATGAATCAGCTTGCCCCCTTCCCGTCCGACCCACTCAGCCATTCAAGCCCCCGCATGCGGCCGGTGGTTGTCCACCGTGTTGACTGGTTCGCCGTCCTGTGCGACCTGAAGCGGGCCGGACTGAGCCTGCGCAACATTGCGGCGCTCACCGGCATCACCAAGTCGAGCCTGATCGGGCTGAGGCTGCACAGCGTCGAGCCGAAGTACAACGCTGGCGAGCACCTGACGACGCTGTGGTGCAAGGCCACAGGCTTGACGCCTGCCGATCTGCCGCGCGAATCGGACGAGTACACGCGGCGTCGGGTGCCTGTGCATCGCCTGGACGGCCAGGTGGCCTGCCCGCTGTGTGGGACGCCTCACCGGTCGATCCAGGAGAGCAACGCCAGCAGATCCAGACAGGCGCAGGCGCTCGCCGCTTGATCAATACAGGTCGGGGCACCTTACAGGCTCGACAGCGGCCTCAGTGACAGAGGCGCCCACTTGATCGAGGATGTAAAGCTTTGGCACCTTCGACTGATCCACAGCGATCAGCCCATTGCAGGAGAAGCTGCAGCGCACCCGTGATGTAGCGAAGCAGCGTTCGGGTCCCTTGCGAGTTCTCAGCAGCAGATCAGGCCAACTGAGACAGTCATACTTGCCCCCGATCGGACAATCCAGCGATTCGAACTTGCCTGCATAGATCACGACTTTGCCCTGCAGGCTTTCTATGTCGTCGAAGGCTGAGGCCCACGAGGACACGCACACCAACATGGTGGCGACGAGTAATTGCTTCATCATTCGTCTCTCCCGAGCGCATAGGATATCGGCATCCAAAAAAAATGAGCAGGGAGTCGGGGAATGAAGCGCGTGTGGGTTGTTGTGGTCCTGTTTGCTTTAGCTTGGGTGGCGGTCACGTCGTTTGAGCAGCCAAAACCAATACCACTGAGTCTTGCTGACCACCAAATGATCATCGAGGCTACAGAGGAAGCTGCGAACACTTCAGGCCCGCCAGCCATCTCCGTCGATGGCTACGTACCTTTGATGCCCGAAGACGTGCCCTCCCTGCCGCCTCGGCTCTCAGGATGCAGCGAAGATTGCTCTGGTCACGAGGCAGGGTACGAATGGGCGGAGGAGCACGACATTCGCGATCCAGGAGACTGCGACGGCAACTCCCAGTCGTTCGTCGAAGGCTGCGAGGAACGTGCGGAGGATTGGCAACTGAGCAACCCAGAAGAACAACCAGAAGAGTTCTGAAGGCCTACCCATGTGCAACCTGTACCAACTCACCCCGAAAGGCAGTGCAGAGCGTGCTGTAGGCCTTGCAGGGCTGCGTCTGGTCGGTGACGACTGGCAGCCTCCCTCGCACAGTAGGGCCCTTTTCAGTCTGGCGCCTTCATCGTGCAGGGTGGTTCGGGCGACTTACGCGCTGTGGTTGGTCAGTGGGGAATGATTCGACCTGGCCAGCCGGAGCGGAAGCCCGAGAAACGCTGCAGCACGAACAACGCCCGCGTGGAGTCGGTGGCCACAAAGCCAACTTTCGGGCACGCCTGGCGCAAGGGCCAGCGCTGCCTAGTGCCTGCCGATTGGTACGCCGAACCCAACTGGGAGACAGGTAAGAACATCTGGTGGCACCTGCGCCGCTCGGACGGTACGCCGTGGTTCTTGGCTGGCCTGTGGTCAGAGTGGACTGATCAAGAAACCAGGGAGGTTGTGCCCAACTTCACCTTGATCACCTGCAACTGCGACCATCACCCGCTGCTGTCAAGGCTACACAAGCCAGACCTGCAGTTGCCACCGGACCAGCAGGGCAAGCGCTCGTTGGTGCATCTAGCCTCCACACGCTGGGAGCAGTGGCTGCACGGCACAACCGAAGAGGTCCTGCAACTCATCGCGCCCCAGCCCGTCGAAGTCTTCGGCCAGGAAGACGCGCGGCGAACGGATGCGCTGCTGGGTGACTCTGCCTCAGGGTCTTTGTTTTAGTAGACGTAGGGCATCCAAGGGGCACCGATGGATTCTTCGACGTGAGTCGCAATGAGCGCCTTCATCTAACGGTCACACCCTTCACCAAATTCGGAGCTCTGGCGCCGAACAGCATAGTCATTGCGGCAGGCTTCGTTCTAAGTCGGGCCGAAGGAATTCAACGAGACGTAAGCCCCCCTCAGTTGCAGTTAAAGTTGCACGAACAACAGACAAAGGAGGCCGCATGGCGCAACCCGTCGATATCGTTCTCTATGTGGGAGAAATCAATAGACCAGGCTACGAACGGCTATCTTCGCTGCTTCGTGCAGGGAAGAGATCTGACAGATGCGTGATCGTCCTAACGACTCCGGGCGGCGACCCGAACGCTGGATTCCGTATCGCGAGGGCCTTACAACACACCTACGGTGCGTTTGACGCCTTGGTGCCACGCTACTGCAAGAGTGCAGGTACGTTGATCGTGACGGGGGCAAAAAATCTCTACCTGGATGACATGAGCGAGCTAGGACCGCTCGACATTCAGATCAAGAAGGGCGATGAAGTCGTTGGCCGTAACTCCGGCTTAGACATCATTCAAGCCGTGAACTTTTTGAAGAATATGGGGATCAACTCCTTCAAGGAATACTTGATGGAGTTGGCAGGGAATGCCAAGCTATCAACGAAGGTGGCGTCGGACATCTCGGTGAAGTTGGTATGTGGCTTGCTTGAGCCGATTGCATCGCAAATTGATCCGATCAAACTTGCTGAAATGCAGCGCGCAACAGAAGTAGCCCTTGAGTACGGAAGTCGGTTGATCGAAACCGGAGGAAACATGCATCCAGGGGGGCTTCTTAGACTCGTATCGGGTTACCCTTCACATGGATTCGTGATTGATCGGAAAGAAGCAAAAAGCATCTTCAGATCGGTTGAAAGGCCTGACCAAGCCCTGAGGACAATTGGGCGGACTATCACGAAGGAAGTGTTCCAACATGTAGACTCCACATCCCCGATTGTGGATCTTCAAGTTTTCGACTTGGATCAACTGAACGCAGCAACCACGGAGCCCGAGCATGACCAAGACACACCAAACGCCGCAACCGGCGAAGGAAGCGTTGAGACTGGCATCTCAGCGGTCAATGGACATTTCAAGGCAAATCAGCCAAGTCCACTCGGAGATGCGTCAACGGCGTGATCTGGCGGCGAACACCTCAGAGGCTACTGAACAGCCCCAAAGGGTCAGCCCACTGGAAAAGATCAGAACGCTTAGTTGCACGTGAGCTTCAGGCTCAGCTAACCAATGGCCCTGTTCGGGGCCATTTTTTTGTCTCGCCGAGACAAGTACACACCGTTCATCAAGAAGAGGATTGCGTGCCTTACCTGTACGCGACGAGCTTCTCGGTCGATGGGCCCTTTGATGGGTAAAGCTTAATCAGCAAAACCCAGAAACAAAAAAGCCCAAGTGAATCAATCACTTGGGCTCATGTCTTGGCGGAGAGGGCGGGATTCGAACCCGCGGTAGGCTATTAACCTACACACGCTTTCCAGGCGTGCGACTTAAACCGCTCATCC